CAAGCCCCAGGAACGCGGAGAAGGACTCCGCCAGCTTCACGAACCCCTTGCCGAAACCGTAGTCCTCGACCGACCGCTTCCCGTCCTTCCGCAGCATGTACTCCAGGGCCATCCGTTCGGCCCAGTCCACCGAATCGACGACCACGGTCTGGAAGCCCTGGGCGTTGCCGCCCAGATCGACCATCGCACCCTGGAGCGTCATCCAATCGGCACACCGCACGCGGGCGCAGTCGATCTGCCGCGTCCCGTCCTCGGTGTCGAGGATCACGGCCGCCGGGAACTGGGCCGCGAGCGTGCTCTTGCCGATGCCCTCTGTCCCGTACAGAACCACCCGCACCGCCCCGCGGCTGATGCCGCGCTCGATCTTGATCGCCATCACACCCCTCCGTTGAAAAGGTCGCGGACGCGCTCCGCCGTCCGCGACTGGTTGCATCCGTTGCCAGACCGGCTCCGCCGGCATCCTGCGGAACGGCATCCAATGCCATACCGCTCCTCCTGAATCCGATTCGCCACGAGCGCCAGCCCGGCGGCCGCGATGAACATGAACGTGATCGCCGCCGATCCGGCCGCGATCGCGATGCCGTGCCACACAGTCATCGCAGCACCTCGCCGTCGGCGTCGTTCGCGATCGCCCGGAACTCGTCGAGCGTGGCCCGCGCCCGGAGGAGCAGGGCCGCCCCGGCCGGGATGTGGTACAGGTTGATCCCCACGGGCCGGGCCTCGGCGACGAGTCGCTCCAGCACCCGGCCGGGGGCGACGAGCTTTTGGATCGCCCGGGCCTTCCGCTGGAGGAAGCCCTCCCAAGGGCCGGCCCGGTAGTCGCGTCGATGGTGGGCGTGGTTGTTGTGCATGGTCAGGCCCTCGCGATGTGCGAGACTGGAGCCACGATCACGCCGCAGTCGACGTCGACCATAACCGTCGAGCCCTCGACGCCGATCACACGACCGGCCCACTGCTTGCCGCCGCTGGACCCGTTGATCCAGTCGCCGATCGACGGCAGCGAGCGGCCGTAGACGTCCTGTATCCCTGCGATGGCCGCGGAGGCCTCCGCGTCACCCGGCATTCGTTCGCTGGCGTCCATGCCATAACTCCTTTTCGCCTTTTGGGGGACCAAAAAAAGACCGAATCACCCGGCCAGACCGGCGGACACGATCCGCAGGACCACGATCAACAGCTCGACCCAAACGGTGGCGTCCATGACGTGCCTCCATGCACTGAAGAACTCGACGTTCGTCGTGTCATCCATGACGCGACGGGGAATCTAGTAGAGTTATCGCCTTTTGGTCAAGCCCTCTTCAGCCAGAAAAAAGAATCCATGTTTTCCCGGGAGAAATGCCGCTGCTAGCGGTGCTAGAGGGCGTCGCGTATTTGCGTCGCCTGCGAGATCAGGTCGGAGAGTTCGCCCTTCGTGATCCGCCGCGGGATCGAGATCCCGAGGTCGCGAGCGTAGGCGATCTGTCGTTCGGTGGGCTGGTCATTCCGCCATGCGTTGGGACGACGCGGCCAGGTGAAGAGCCCAGCGAGGCCGAACACGCCAGCCATCGAAACGAGGAGGATCCGCGTCTTCGGGTCGATCACTGCCATGATCGCGAACACCGCGGCCACCCCGACGAGAATCACTGCCGCGAACAGGCGGACGAGGTACTTGAGCGCGTCGAGCATGGCCGCCTCCGATCAGGCGGCGCGGCTGCCCCTCGGTGGACGACCGCCCCGCTTCTTCCTCGTCGCCCTGTTCTCCTTGGCGACGCGTTTCACCTGCTCAAGATCGTAGAACACCACGCGGGGGGATTCCACCTTCGTCCAGAGGATGCCCTTCGAGGCGAGGGTCCGGATGTAGGACGGACCACATCCGAACTCCTTCGCGGCTTCGGTGGTCGTGCAGAGTTGCCGCCCGGATTTGTCGACGATCATTGCCATAGCCTCCGATGCTACCGGGACCGGCTTTCGAATCAACGACCACCCCGGCCCAGGGTGTCCGCTCTCTCAAATGAGCGGTTTTTGCAGCACAGGATCGAAACGTTTGAAAGTGGCGGGGGTGTTACCGAACCATTCAGCGACCAACGGTGCGGCGGCCAATCGGCACGGCCGTCACAACCGGAAGTCGCCAAGGAAGGAGCATCCCCGCACGGAAGCGTGACCTATCCCTTAGCCGGAGGTACGCACCATGACGCTCGACCGATTCCTGACTGACGTTTACGTTCCGCTTCGACTTCGCGGCCGCTCGCCCGAGAGCGTCCGCCTTCTTCGCCACGCGATCACACAGTTCTCCCGATGGCTCGGCCGGCCAGCCAGCCTGGACGACCTCGACGACCTGGTCGTGTCCCAGTGGCTCGCCAAGATGGCCGAGAAGAAATCGCCCAACTCGGTTTCCCGTGAGCGGTCCGGGATCCTCGCCCTGTGGAACCTCGCCCAGGGCCGCGGGCTCGTGCGGCTTCGGCCGACAGTCGCGCCGGAGCTGATCCCGCAGTCCACGCCGCGGGCGTTCACGACCGACGAACTGGCGCGGCTCGCGGAGGCGGCGAAGTGGTCGAGCGGATGGGTGGGGCCGGTGCCTGCAAACGTCTTTTTTCAGGCCCTGATCGCGGTCGGGCTTGAGACGGGCGAGCGGATCAACGCCCTGTTGAAGACCCCGCGGCATTGCTGGCATCGGCCGACGTTGACCGTGCCGGCAGTCATCCGGAAGGGCAAGCGGCAGGAGCGGGTCTATGAGCTTTCCCCCGAGGCCTGCGCCCTGGTCGATCGCGTGGTCGCCCACGATGGGCCGACGGTGTTTTGGTGGATCGCGTCGGACACGGCCCTCCGGAAACGGTGGAAGACGATCACGCGCCGGGCCGGCCTCGGGGACGGCCGCGACGTCCAGTTCCACGCGCTCCGCCGATCGACAGCGTCGCACCTCGCGGCCGCCGGCCTCGACGCGACGAGCTACCTGGGGCACTCGACAGACCGGATCACGCGGCGGTCTTACCTCGACCCTCGCGTGGTGGACGCGAGCCGTCCGAAGGCATGGCAGAGCCTGCCGCGGATCTTCAAGCCGGAGCCGGAACCACCGGCACAGTCGGCATGATCTGACCGCGTTGCAAGTGTTACCCCCGGATGTGGCCGAACGCCGAATCCGGTGACGCATGATCGGCACGACCGTCGCGATCGACCTCCGGCGCCTTGCACCCCGGCCCGCGGAGCGTCCCCGCGTTGATCTCGGGCCACAGTGCCTCCGAGTGGATCGCCGCGAGCAATCCCCAGGCCGCGTGAGGCAGATGGTCTTCCGACCGGTCCCCGGCGAGGTAGCGGTAGATGTGCCGCAGGGCGTGGTTGAGGAGGTCGTGGGCTGGCATCCCCCGCTCCCAGTTGAAATCCCCGTACTTCGCCGCCCCTTCCGCGCACGTCCGCGCCACGGCTTCCAGCCCGATCGGCGAGATCAGGTCGAACCGGGTCGCCTCCGCATCGCTCGACCGGACCGCCCCGCTTGCGAACCGGACGGTGTCTCCTGCCTGCTCCTTCACGTCGTCTGCCTCCTGGTAGTGCCTCACCATGCCAATCAGATGAATGACGTAGGCCGCGAGCGTGCCGCTCGTGCCGTGGTAGGCGCCGCTGAACCGCCTCGCCCGACGCTCGGCCTCTTCGAGCTGCTCGTCGGTCAGCCACACGCCGCTCATCGCTGCTCCCTGTATCCGCAGATATGCAACACCTTCGCGATGTCCTTCCCGGCCTGCTCGACATGCTCTTCGGACGCCGTCGGGAACAGGGCGTGGATCAGTTCGTGAACGAGGATCGTCATCCGATGCCGCCCCCGGAGGCCGTCGTGGATCAGGATCCGCGGCCGCTTCGACTTCTGGGTGAACGTGTAGCCGTAGGCCTGGCCCTTTAGGTCCGTGAACCGCAGGAGCCAGGGCTCGTCGCCGTTAAGTGTGATGTGGTGGTCTTCGCTGGCCTTGCTCACGACGACCTCACCTTCCCGTTCGCGATCCGGAAATTACAGACGTCGAACTGCCCGTCCGCCTGGACGCGGACCGACGCGAACCCATGGTTGAACTTATTGAACCTTGCGTACTCCGGCCGGAGATCGCACAGGCACCCCGTCGACCAACAGAAGACCTCGCGGCCCCACATGTCCGGCTCGCTGTGCGCGCTCGTGCGGTGACAATGCCCTTTGAGCGTCGTGTGATGGAGCCGCATGAACGATCCGCGGGCTGGGTTCACGGGGGCCGAAATCCCCTTGCCCTCCTCGTGGCCGTGAATGATCGGCAACTCGCCGGCCATGATCGGCCGCTGGTCCTCGACGAACTCAATCCCGTGGTCGGCCAAGTCGAGCCACTGGTCGAGGCCCATCCGCGGCTCGTCGGAGATCTCGGGGGCGTGCTGCCAGAGCCAGTGGGCATATCGCTCCTCGTGGTTCCCGGCCTTGAACACGATCGGGATCTCGGGGAACTGGCCGCGGATCCAGGCCAGCATGTCGCGGACAGCCTGGACCTCCGCCTTGAAGTTCCGCTTCCGCGGGTCTTTGATGTACCGCGAGATCGCGTAGAAGTCGGCGATGTCGCCGTTCAACACGAGGGCGTCGACCCGGTCGCCCTGGAGTTGGTCGACCGCGGCCCGGAGCGCGACCTCGTCGTGGTAGGGGACATGAATGTCGGAGAGCACGCCCACGTTTCCCGTGACGCCCAGTTCGTGCGGCCCCCAGGCTTCGGCCTTCGACGGCGGCATGGCCGGAACCTGGCCCGCCTGCCGCTTGGCCCGTGGGTTGACGCCAGGCATCCTTCCACGCGCCCGCGCCCCGCAGATGCCGAACTGCCGGCGGATGCGGTTGTAGGCCGCGGCGAGCGTGATCGCGCCGTTCGCCTCGGCATGGAGGCGGCGGCCCAGCGTCTTCGCCGGGGCGTCCGGGTGAGCCTCGCACAGACGGCGGGCCATTTCGGTGATCGCGTCGCCGCCGACTTGTCCCTTTGGCATTCGTGCCTCCTTGCGTGCCTGGAAATGTGGCCCATGCGGGCCGTGAGTCAATCGAGCGGTCTAGTGGGCTCCTGGTGATCTGGTAGGCGTCAACCGACCTCCTCCGGCCCCCACTTGCCAACCGGGCACTTCTCGTTGGCCCATGACAACTTGCTCACGAACCGCGACTCCCGCACGACCGGGCAGCCGCACTTCGAGCACGCCGAGCCGTCGTAGAACTCGCAGCCCTGGCAGATGGCGAACCGCCGCTCCCGCTCGGCGTCGCTGCACTGGGGCA